CTCTAAAGCCTCAATTTTTGCATCTCTTTGACGTTTCTTAACATCAAATTTCCGCCTTAACTCAACAAGTTCCGCTTCTACTAACGCTCCATTGTTCCAAACCCATTCTTTTCCTTCCATAATACCTTCTACGAAAGCATTTGGTGCGGAAGGGTCTGCAACAATATCAGCAGCAGTTGCAAGATAAAAATCATCTCTCACATAATTGGCACCATTTTTTTGGTCCAAACTACCCATGCCTCTAGAAGAAACACCCAATTTACCACCCTCATCCATAATATTTTTTACAATCTTACCCATTGGGGTTTCCATAATCTTTGCTTCACCAATAAAATTCTTACCATCTGGATACAATTCTGTAACCATATGAGATACACGTTCCAGATTTACAGTTGGCCCTTCTGGATGTCCTAGCTCTCCATAAGCACGATTTTCGCTAATGAATTTTTTATTATATCTGGTAACTTCTTTTTCAAGAACTTCCATAGGATATACTCGACCATTTCGGTTTTTAATATCTGCTTGCAGAAAAATACCCTTAATTTTATAGTTTTTTCCGCCACCCTCTTTAGCTTCAGTAATGTATTGTACTTCCTCTATAACTTCAGAAAATAATTTTACAATGTTCATGTGATATTATCCCAACCAGATACTTTTCTAAATTTAATTACAAGAGTTCCAATAGAAGTTCCGTTAGTTACAAGAACATCTCCTGTAACACCACTTCCCGCATTATTCGGAATTGCAGGCATACCATCTGCAAATCCCATTTTGCCGCTACCACTTAATGAAAGAGCAACTACATTAGATGTTGCATCCCATAAAATATCAGTTTGCGCTGCAACCGACCATGCAATTCCAACAATTGAAACTCTTGGATTAGTCGCAGCACCTTCAGCAGCTGATACATCTAAAAGACTTGCCGCACTATTTGTGCCTGTAGTGGTAGCTTTAAGTACATATTCAAAATCAGAATCCACTATTTCATGTAATACGACTGCCATTGACCACTCCTATATTGATAACATTTCTTGTTCAAAATAATTCATAAGGTCTTTTTCCAAAACCTTAAACTTTTTTGATACATCTTGTATAGTTTTCTCGAAAGTATTTAGGAAATCTGAAGGTTTAGAATCCATAATTCCGAATATTTGATCAACAGCATTCTTCATCTTCGGAGAAAGTTTCTTATATTGCCGAGATTTCTTATGTTCATCCTTTTCAAGTACTGTTGAACTATATATTTCTTCAAGTGTCTTCATCAGATTCCTCTGGATATACACTCTTCACAAAATTTGCTGATAACTCTTTTCTTTTAACTTCAAGAGCATTACCTACCTTTGTGGAAACTGAATTTTTAAATTCAGTTTCAGCTTCTATATTATTTCCTGATACAATTGAATCTACAAATTTTCTACTCATTATTTTTTCCTTTTCTTAACAATAAATGATGGATCAGTTTCATCTTCCACTGGTTCTTCTGGTGGAGGCTCTTCTGCAGCATCAGGGTCTATACCAAGAGCCATTTTTGCTCTATCATCCGCTGGCATTTCTGGGTCTAATGGCATACCATCAGGTCCAACAGGAATTCTTTGTATGCCATCGCCGCCCGGAGGTACAACAATTCCACCATCCATTGGATCAGTTTCAGTCTCTTTCTTAATCTGATCACGCATTTCTTGAATTTCTGTATCATTCATACGCAACACTTTCTTCAGTACATATTCTTTACTAAAGAATGTCCCAATATAAGCTTCAACTGTCTGCAATTGATTAAGTCTATTCTCCAAAAGTTCTGCATCCTTCAGTTCTGCAAAATGACCATCTGCAAGAAAATCATATTGAATATGTTCTTGTATTTCAGACCAATCTTCGGGAGCAATAATTCCTTTTAGTAAAAGTTGTGTTTTAAGAATGTCTGTAAATATTGGAGAAAATTTCTTACGAATACGTTGTACAAATTTTGTGAATTTCAATTCATCTCTTGTTATTTCTGTTGTACGACCAAGACTAAAACCACTTTCTGATTCCATACGAGAAATCGGCACATTAAGAGAACGATATAATTTTGTACGGAAATATTGAATGTCATCAATTTCTCCAAGATTAGAACCACCTGGCAAAGTAGTAATTTCTGTACCTCTACCACCTTCTCTTCGTGGGAGCCAGAAATCTTCTAACATACTCATATGATTTCGGTCATCACGAATCTCACCTGTTGTTGCATCATATACAAGCTTGTTGCGATAACGATTCATCACATCTTTGAGATATTGCTCTGCTTTAATTTTTGGAAGATTGCCAACATCAATATAAAAAATTCTACGTTCTGGTGCTCTTGAAATACGATAGATAACAAGTGCATCTTCAATCATACGCAATTGATTGACAGGTTTTATAGCTTTTTGTAAATAAGAAACTACTCTACCACTATTACCATCAATCAAACCAGAAGGAATATAAGTAATTGCATCGGCAGATATTTTTATACCTTGGCCAACCATTCCTATACCAGAAGAATTTAATCCCTTTTCATTGTATATAAAATATTCATCAATCTTTTCAGTCATCTCGACCCCAGTTTTGGAATCAATATCTTTTTTAACTTCTCTGACTTTTTTGATTTTCATTGAATCAATATATCTTAATTCTGTAATTCCCCTTCTTGGATTTTTAACATCAATAACTTTATGATAATAGATTCTGCCATCGACATACCAACGCCTAAAAATGTCATGGCCTTTTTGTTCAAAGTTTAAAAGACGTAAAACTTCATTAAATTCTGCTCTAATTTTTCTTTTAATTTTATCGGGATAGGGTAAACGATCTAAAGAAATTTCTACAGCCTGATCGTTTTGATTAGAAACAATACCTTCGTTCACAATATCCTCAACAGCGGTATCACATTCTGCCTGTTGAGCAATATCACGATACCGCCGAATTAAATCTAAGTCGGTTCGTTCTCTACCATCTGTGTCTAGAATTTGTCCAAAGAAACCACCACCAGCAACATCAATGGTGCCGTCATCAGGAGTTGGGGTGGAGAATGTTTTTTCCCCACCCGAATCCTTAGTTGCTCGTTGTATACTGAACCCAAAAAGTTCGGCCATAATATCTCCTACTAGTTCTTTTGACTATTTAGTAGGTATCAAATTAGAAGTTGACGCCAGAAGCCTCAAAGTGTTGATATCTCCAAGTTACATCAAAAGTCTCCATAGCCCCCGCAGCTTCGTTTGTAAGTTCAATAGTAGAAACTGCTGTTGGCCATGCACTTCTAAAGATATAACTCTTTAGAACTGTATCATCACGATCCAAATGTTCTACAGTTAAATCGGTCTGATAATCTGATGGAGAAATAACGCCTGTTGTTGCCACAAGATCATTAATACCATTAGACCATCTTTCCATAGCATTACGGATCATGAAATCTGTATCATTGATGAAACTAGTTGTCCAAGCTTCCTCAAAACTCCTGTCGCCAGCAATATAAATTGATCTTCCACGGAAAGGAATTGCAATTTCTGCGATTGACATCGCAGGAAGACTCGATGCAGTTACAAGAAAAGAAGTTCTACGAACATCAAGTCCGATTGAAATGCCAGTAGGTGCAGTAATCGTTACCCGATATTGATTGGCCCGAGCGCCACCACCGATTAGATTAGCTTTAAAGTCATCTATAGCAGCCATGATTAACCTCCTACCTCACTAAACGATACACCAGTTCGCACTGCTATAAAGTTTAGTGTAATGAAGTTAATTGCTCTAGCGGGTTTAATAAAAATGTCTCCAATAAACTCGTTTCGATCAACAACCTCACCTGTGTTGTTTGTGCTGTCGCATACAACCTTGAAGTCGAAGATACCTCGGCGACCCTGAACATCTCGCAAGAAAGGTTCAACCATATTACGAAACTGAGCCCGTGTAAATTCATCGTTGAACTCAAAGAGTTGATACTTAGCAGCAGTTGCAATTGCCTTTTCAAGAACCAAGAACAACCTACGCACATTAATCCTATCAAACGCACTTGGTTTCGCAAGAGCAGTCTTGTCACCAAAAAGAACCACACCTTGACCTGGGAAGTTGACAACAGGATTAACCCTTGCCTGATAAAGAATATCTCTGGCTGCCTTATCTGGATTGAAGGATAATTTAATTGCACCTCTTACATTACCCCGTGTATAACCAGCGGGAGAATACCAAGGATCAGCAACACCATCTGTGTATGCACAAAGACCAGCAGTATCACCGCACAATGGAACATAACGATATACATCGTTGTATTTGTCGTACATGTATTTGTATGCGCTGTCATAAACCATATAAGACGATGATGGATTAAGGTCAAATGCAGTCTTTACATTATTGACTGCCCTAGCAGCAGTTGCCGAAGAAGTTGCAACACCAACTGTCGCAGAACGATATGGAGAAACAAATCCCACACAATCTTTTCTATCTTCAACAAGAGCTGTAATCATTGTTACATGAGTATCTTGTGTAGCAGATGTATCACCAGAACCACCACCTTTACCACCAATTACAAGATTGATGTCATGTAATTCTGGATCGGCAAGCTTGTCATATGCAAGTTCTAGTTCACCAGCAGTTACAGCATAATCGTCTGTTCCGCCGGAAAGAGAATCAATTGTGATTGGTATAACTGAAGTATAAGCAGTAGTTGTATCTGTACCCCAGTTTGAACCACCAGAAATATGATCTGTCCAGTAAATGTAATTTGATTGTCTGAAAATCACATCTGGATAGTAATTGCTACTACCTTGAGCATCTTTGGCTACTGAACTTTTTGACACATTTGCAAAGACTTCTAGAACACTAGAACTTCTCTGTCCAGCAACATCAGCATCGTATCCAGTGATAGCACCTGTTGTGTCATAAACAACAATGTGCATTTCATCATTAGTGCCACCGTGATCAGTTAGCCACTGAGAAGTTCCAGGCGCATTTGGAAATAAGTCGTGATATTTCCATTTCCGCCTTATATACGAATTATCTGCAATAGCATTTTGCAAACCAGCACCATTTGGATCATCTTTTAGACGAATTGTCAATACATTAGTTGCTGTATTGATAGCTGTTACTTCATACTCATTAAATTCATCAACTGGCACTGTAGCCGAAGTATCTGAAAAGAAAGAAATCATATCTCCTACATTAAATGCATTTCCCGCCTCATCTGCGTTATCAACCGTAATTGTAGTAGCGGCGGCCGAGGCAGCACCGGCAGTTAACTGATTTGACGTGTCGAGCACTTGGTTGTATCCTGTTGCAGTAGAACAAATCTGAACACCGATTGAATTGCCGTGAGTACCAGCAGTACGGGCAGACCACTCACCGTGCGAACCTTGTCCTGTACTAAAAGATGCTAGATAATGATCATCATCACGAATGAGAATGCCACTGTTCGCACCAGCATTTAAAACTGTTGATTCACAGCGAACAACTTTAAGATGGTCTGAATACTGCAAGAAATTTGCAGCAGCAAACCAATTTTCGAACTGATTACTTGAACCTTTGGGTTTACCAAAGATTGCAAGCAATTCTACTTCTGAACTGATTGATAC